CTGGTCGAGCGTCGGCTTGGCAGTGAGCGTCGGCGCCGGCTGCGGAAGCTTCGAGCGAATCTCTTCGAGCTCGCGCTGGAGCTCGCGCTTCTCGCGCATGATCTCTTTGTGACTCTTGCGCAGATCCGCGACCCACTTCGGCGCCGGCTGGCCCTTCAGCGATTGTTGCTCGCCTTCCGGCTGCTCGGTGCTTTCCGCTGACTCAGGTGCTTCCGCTTCCTGGTCTTCGTCGTCAAATAACGCGGGCGCCGCGACTTCTTCGGGCTGCTCCTGCTCAAGTTCCGGCTGCTGCGTTTCGATCTCTTGGTCCATGCACTCACCCTCTGGTGGGAAAATTCAATGCGAGAAAGTATACAGTAGATGGAACTTTCAATGTGCAGGATGTATGCCTATAATGCACACCATGAAACGCACGAGCCTGTTCTTACCCGAACCCTTGCTAAAGCGGCTGAAGGAATTCGCCGATCGGCATGACCTACACATCGCGGACATTGTGCGTCGCGCGATCCTGAGATTCCTGGACGAAGAAGAATCCAAGGAGAAGAAATGATCCAACACGCCATATTCGGCGCCCTCGCCTGCGTGATCTGCTTTGCGTTCTTCGAAGCGTTCTGGCCGGCTATCTTGCGCGGCATCAAAGGCGTTCTATTGTTTCCACTGATACTCGCGGGCGACCTCTGGCGAAACGGGCCCGACGTGCTCAAGGCGGCGTTCTGGTGGCTGATGGCATTCGCCGCAATTTCATTTCTCACACTTCATTTCTAATGCGCAATTTTCATATTCTCCGAGACGGCATGGACGTGAGCGCCCTGTCGCTCGCGATCTCGATGGACCCTGAACTGTGGACGGCTGACACGTTCTTACGCAACTATCCGCAGGGGCCGTTCGGAGACACGGACACGATCATGCTGCGCTTCCCGGAGATTCAGACCGGCATGAGCGAGGAAGACATCGAGTTGTACAAGCAGAACAAGCTGGCCGGCTACGATCAGCACGAGTCGATCGCCTACCCTGCATGGTCGAAGCTGACGCAGGCGCACCCGTTCGTGTTCGATCTGGCGCGGTTCGTTGGTGCAACGCGGATCGGCCGTGTGATGGTCAACCGCGTTCGCCCGGGCGGCCGGATCTATGCGCATGTGGACACGCCCGAGCACACGCGCTACTGGAAGCGCTTCCATCTGGTGATTCAAGGTCAGCCAGGCGCCATCATCACGAGCGGAGACGAGACGTTGCAGATGCTGACCGGCCGCATGTTCCATTTCCGCAACGATCTGATGCACGAAGTACGCAACGAGTCGTCAGTCGATCGGCTGTCGATGGTTATCGATCTGAGGGTGACTCAATGAGAGCCGTTGTCTACGATCCGGAAGACCTAGAACCTCTCACAGTTATTGACGTCCCGCAAAGTTTCGTCCGCGAGATCGAGGAAGGAAAGCGCGGGCCATTCCTCAAATTCGCGATTCAGGAAGAGGTGTCGGCGGCAACGTGGCGCCCCGACGACTCTCGGATGCAGCCCATGAGAGTTGCTGAAGTGAGATTCGAGCGCTTTTACTATGCCAATCCGAGAGGCGAGCGCGTTATGTCGTGGATGCTAATGGCGATGAACCCTGAAATATGTCTGCTGATGAAGGCAGATTTCCTGCCGGGGCAGCGCAAGGAAGTGCAATCGCGAGAGAGGGATGCATTCATGCGCGGGCTAGTGGCGGCGTTCGGGGTCTAATTGCCTAGACCTTGGCCCAGTGATTCACAGTCGGAATGATCCGTACTGACTGAGCCAGATTCGCCTTCTTTATACGCTGCTCGGCAACGTTCTTGAAGTGCGACATCGCAATGCAGGTATAGCGGAAGCTGTCGGCAGCGTGCGAATGCTCGTCATGCTGCGGATGCCCTGCCTTGTTGCGCGAGTAGCGGCGCAGGTGCTCCAGCAGCACGTCGCATTCGTCTGAGAAGAAAGCGTTCTTCAGTGCTGCGCGCCCCTGCTGGATGCCAGTCTCGACCGGAAGCGACGGCACAATCTGCACCTGCCAGCCATACGAGCGCATCAGCGCTTCCGACGACATGCCGGTGTGCAGAGAGCGTGCGCGTCCGTCGTGAGGCAGCCAGACGGTCACATGACTCCATCCATTCTGCTGCAGCCAATCGCTGTAATCCTTCAGCGATAGGCCGTGGTCTTCGTGGAACGCCAGCACGCGAAGCCCGCTAATGTCCGCCTGCGCGATCGTGATGGACGTCAAGTCGGCGACGCCCAAGTCGAATATGGCATGAGTCGTCAGCGCGGGATCTTCGGCAATCGGGCGGATTCTATTGCCGACTGACAGCGCATGCATCTCCTTGCGGTAGATAGCGCCATCCGTTGCCGCCATCGGCACGCCTTCCCAGATATGGTCGTACCGATCCGGATCGTCAGCCTTCGAGCGCTGCCGTTCCGCTTCCAATGCAGCATTCCAGAACGGGTTGCGGTCCCAATTGACCTGAATGACGCGCGCATTGGCCGGCGGTTTGGCGATGAACGTCGTATAGACCGGATCGGTATCCATCTCCGGATTCATCGACATCCATATCTCTGATGTCTCTTTCCGGATCGTCGGAAGCAGCAGATCGAGCGAGCGCTGAGACAGCGCCTGCGCTTCCTCGCACCAGACAATATCGATGTTATCCAGCGACTTGATGGAGTCCGCAGTGACATCCGACAGACCGCGGAAAATGAACTTGCTTCCGTTCGCGCCGGTGATCTCTGTATTCTTGACCGTGAAGAATGACGAGAGGCCAGCCGCCGCGATGCGTGACTCAATCATCGACTTGACAGACTCATTGATCGACTGCTGGATCTCTCGGCAGCACAGAATCCGCACTGGCTCGGATGCCGCGCGGATCACGAGAGCGGTGCCGAATGACATAGACTTGCCCGAGCCGCGCCCACCGTGAAACACGGTATAGCGCGGGCCGGGAGTCAGCAGACATTCAGCCCATTCCGGAAGCGAGATTTCGCTCAATGGCCGACCGCCGGACGGTTAGAGACATGAACCGGCGCTTGCGCTGCCGCCGGCGCATTGCCCGCGGTCAAAGCCTGCGCGGACGGGTCGACTTGCTGCGTGCCGTGTAGCGCGTTGACACCCGGCGACGGCGCTGCGACACCAGACGAGATCGCCTGATTCACCTTGCCGTCCATCGGGCTTTGCGGCTGGTCCTGATTGACGGCGCCGGCCTGCTGGTTGACGCGATCTTGGATGCCCTGCAGCATCTGCATGATCGTCGACAACTGGCTCGCATTCGTGTTCGAGATCGACTCGGCCGCCTTCGCCTGGTTGAGTTCGGCTGTCGACAGAGCCTGCACAGCCGATGCTTCGCTTTGCGTGGCGCTCGCTGCATCCTTGCGAGCCTGAGCCAGCAGAGCGACCGTCTGAGCGTCGGGCGGTGCATTGGCGGCTTCTTGCTGCTCGGCTTGCAACTGTTGCGCTTCCTCGTCGTTCGGCTTGACGACGCCAGCCTTGACGAGCTGCATACGCGCGAACTTGGACAGATCTTCCATACCCTCGCCGTCGAGATTCCGGACGAGCGTAGCGACCATCAGTTGCTGCATCTGCGGATCAACGATCCCCGGCAGGATCTTGGCGATTGCGTTGACGGTCGAATCCTTGCGGCTGTTGAAGGCCGGCCCCACATCAACGAACACATCGAGTCCCGGCGTGAACGCGCGGGCGATCGTCGGATTTCCTTCCTTGTCGATCGACGGAACATTGATCGTCGTCGACTCGGGCGAGCCGTCCTCGCCGTTGGCCGAAAACTTGCGGCTGTCTTCGGTATAGACGTCACAAGCCATCGACAGGTAAATCTTGCCGCATCGCTGCATCGCGCGCGACATGTTGTCGATGAAGATATAGACCTGCATGTCCTGATGCGCCTGCACGCGACTTACCAGCGCATCAGACGTGTTGGACGTCACCTGCCCGGCCGCCAGATCACCGCCCGTCACATCGAGCATGTCGGCTGCCGTGATCTGCACGAGGCCAGCCAGTGCGGGCGGAACGTCCGGCTGCTTGATGTAGCCAACAGGAGGCGCGATCGTCTGCGAGCCGTCGGCGCCCGTAACCGGGTTAATCAGCAGATACGGATTGTTCGCAACGAGATCGCCAGCCCATGTCAGCTCATGCCCTGCGACCTGCTCGGGAGTGAAAATCGGCTTCTCGCGCGGCGTAAATGCCGTGATGTCCGCAAGCGTCGAGATCTGCATGTTGTACAGACGCTGCGAATCCTTCGCGAGGCGCACAGCGCCTTGGAAGCGTTCGATGCCGTCGATCACCTGGCGAATGCCATAGACGACGACGATC